TCGGCGCGCGCCTGAAGTGAACTTCTAAGTAGGCGCACTATGAGTGTAGAGCTGCTGGTAGAAAGGCTGATGGACACGGGTTCGATTCCCGTCGTCTCCATTTTTAGCACTTTGTTGCTTTTCGTTGAACGCTGGAATGCCGTTAAATAGGCATTTTGGCGTTTTTGTTTTTTGTTGTTTTGCGTTGTTTTTTAACCATTTTGGACAAAAATGGGACAAGACCATGATGCTATAAACCCTTGAAGAAACTGTGATTTAGGCGTGATAAAACAAAAGCAGGGCCGTTTAATCAGTCCCGCTTTTTGTATCCCGGCCACCACCTTGCCGCCTATCACACAAGGAAAGAAAATAGAACAGGGACGGCAAAAAAATAAGCCCGAAGGCTTAAATAAATCTACTAATTTGCATGCAACTCTCTAAATTGTTCGGCGAAATTAAGCGTCGGCAAAATGGTTGTGTCTGAGTTATCTAAAGTTGTTACCATAGACGCCGTTGCTCGAAGGTAAGGATATAACATCGCTCCGCCGTTTACCGCAAGATATTTTTTCTGATCTTCAAGTTTTGTTATATCGTCCCTGAAAGTAAAAAATCCGACAACAGTGATATCACCGTATTGTCGTTGCTCCTCCCGAACAATATGGGCGGTCATGTTGCACTTTCCATGACGCAAATCTTCTGCGATAGAGTAACTCATTTCAATAGTTGGTTTAAGATCGGCCTCATCAAGTTTATCCCATTCGCCCTTTGATAAAAGACGATTATAGTGAACTTGAGTTACACGAAACGTATCCAGCTTCACCACAGGTCCTGTAACATTATTGTCCTTATTCGTCATGCCGCCATCAACAGGATATCGCTTTCATCGCCATAGTCGTCAATACGTTCGGATGCATGTACCGAACGATATTGGCCTTGACGAGTGCTACGATTGCTAGTCATTCGTACATCGCTAACTCGTGTAGAATCAGAAGCTCCCATAATCCTTTCTACAAGACTGGTGAAGTCCACGTCTTTAAGCAGGTCATCAAAAATAATTGACGCTTCTTGAATACTCTTATTATACTTTGCCATGAAATCACCCTCCCATAAATATTCTAACTTAATGCCAGCCAATTAACTAGCTCTTCGCCTGATTATGGACCACTTTAAACTTATCGTCCATAATAACCTTACGATCTTTAATCAAAACTTCAATCCCGTTTGGCACTTGTGCATCCGGAATAACGTTCCCCACATTTGAGGTTGTGGGAGAACATATTGCATTAATGTCAGCGATATCGCCCTCCTTCATAAGAGCACAATATAGCTCAATAAGCGCACCGTCTAAAGATTTTTGAAAGCTCGAATTAGAATACGTATTGATAAGATGCCTTACGTCTCTGGACCTTTTTGGGTCATTTAAGAAAGCATGAAATCTTTTGATATCTTCCACCGAGCTGTCAAATCTCAAAGTTGTATTGCTATCAAGCCGCACCCTTATTTCAAGAACCAATACACCACCGTCATGTGCAAATTTTTGTGCAAAATAACGGGCCATATCCGCATCTTCTAAAAAAGAATAAAAACCATACCCCAGCGAGCCAATGCTTCCGAATCTACTAGTGTTAGGCCCGTCAAACAGCTCTTTTTTTGATGGATGGGGAAATCGAATGGCAGACTTGCCGCGCAATAAAGCTTTTCCGGCATCGTATGGTGCTCCGTGGTATACGGTGCAATCTGACAATCCTTCACCCCCCAATATTTACAGCCGCATTTTATCACAGATTTTCCTTTGGTAATAGCACAAAAATAGCCCCACCCCCGAAGGAGTGAGGCTAAAGTTACATGTTTCGTCGCGTGTAAACAATTCGCCTATTTTTGTCTTTTTTGTCAACCTTAGGCCAAAATGCTGATGTAGTGCCATTTCTACGTTACTAGGATTCATAAAATATACCTCGGTCCTTATTGGCATATCACTTCACAATGCCATTTTGCATATCTATTTCATATATCCATAATGGCATATTAAAACGATTGTGCAAACTGCGCAAAAAAGCCCCACCCCAGAAGGAGTGAGGCCGTTGATGAGCTACTATGAGAAGAGCTTTTGCCCTTTATTCAGTTGACGTTGCATTGCTTTAACTAGGTTACTTGGTGCAGTCCAAGAGTTGTCCTGGTTGAAGCCGTAGTACTTGAGTGCCGCGTGATAGAAGGCAGGCCCAATCTTGTAGTCAACTGGCAAGCCTAAGCGCTGCTGCCAGATGCCCACTAGCTGTGAGCCAACGGCTGCTTTACTTGGTACCCATTGAACGGCAGGCAAAGCACGTGCATCAATGAATTTGTAGCCCTTGGCATTCGTCCAAGCGATGTCTTGGCTGGAAATAACGCCGTCCTGCGCACGTTTCTCGAGTGCTTCAGCGCGCCGTGCTGCCTTGGCGCCGAAGTAGCCATCTACCTCCAAGTCCCCCGCTACGCTTTGGCTTGGCTCAGCTGCTGGCGCTGGTGCTGGTGTCGCAGGAGTCACGGTCTGCCCTGCCGCCTGACGTACGAGATCAATGTAGTGGCTCATGTTGATACCGCCCGGGCAATCAGTGGCCACAATCGACTTATGCGGCACGATATGGGCGCTATCGATTGGGATGCCGTACCGCTTGCAGATGTCAGCGCATAGCTTGGCGGACAGCTTGAGCGTTTCCTCTGCCACTGACCAGTTAGGCGCGCCGCTTGAGTTGACGTGTTCCAAACCGATTGAGCGTTGGTTCATTAGCTTATTACCGGCATGCCAAGCCGACCGCGTTTCATCTACGCAGCCGATGATTTGCGTTGGCGTGATTTCGTAGTGGGCAGATGTCATCTTCCCACCTTTGAGCCAAGTGTTCAGCGCCACCTTGTAGTTCGTGGTGCTGTTGTGATGGATCACAACGCGGTCAATCTTGTGACGTGGATAGCCGGGATCATCATGTGCGCTGCCGTTCATTGGACGCTCGTCCACATACGTAGTTAATTTTGACCATGCTGCCATTATTTTGCCTCCTTTTTAGGCTTTTCATACGTCAGTGCCTGAACGCTGTCCGTCACGCCAGCCGTGGTCGGGTCATTGATTGCACCCCACGCGGAGCCAATCATGAGCGCCACCACGTACGGGTTGCCGAACGCACGGCCGAGCACGTCGAAGAACTCGCCCCACGTGGTCATGTCCTTGCCATCCAGCCCGAAGTAAGCCAGAACCGGCAAAAAAATAGCGAGTGCAATCTGCACCCACCACACCGGGTTATGCACCCGAGCTCTCCAATTAATCTTCATGTTGACCATTCCTTTCAGTTCTTGATTTGAAGTTGTAAAACCTTGTTGTATAGTGCTTCACCCGTTCCATTTCCGCCTAATGCTTTGTAGCTGCGGAAAAGGTAGTTCAAATCGTCTAAGTCATCCGTGCTGATATAACCAGTTTCGATATGGTGGTTGCACAGCATGTAAACCTCATGATGAAGCAATCCGACTAGCCCCGCATCTATCGCCTTTCCGTGCTTTCGATGCGTCTGCCACTGGCTTAAAAACCAACCAACCAAAGCCCCACCGCCCAACTCTACAAAAATGTCTAACCAGCTCTTAAAATCCACATCATTTCACTTCCGTTCTCATTACAATAGCTGCTAAAAATAGCTGCTAAAAATAGCCGCTAGCTCTTGCTGGCGGCGTAGTCATTACCGGTAATCTGTTTGTACTCATCAGGTGTGATCATCAGCCCCACGTATGGCGCGATGTCGATGCCCCACGCGTAGAACTGTTGGCACATATCGTAATCTGTCATGAGCTCGCCTCCAGTTTCGCAACCCGCAGCATCACGGCCGCAAGCATCTTCTGGTCAGTCGTGGGCTGTGGCGTGACGGGATGCTCTAGCTCCGTCTGTTTGGCCTCATCTATCACCAATTTGCCGTTCCTTAGCTTGGTTGCCCCCATTACGATTGTGTCGAGGTCTCCCGGAGCCACTTCCACCGCGTTCTTGGTGTCGAATGGCGTTTGCCACTGGCGACCGTCCCAGAACTCCTGCGACCAGCCCATAATGTATCCGTCAGCATCAGTGTCGAACAGAACTTTTATTTTTTCTTTTTTCACGGCCACACCCCCCTAGTACGCGTATATTGCAATCAGCACAACTTGCCCCTTTACGCCATCAGCGTTGTTCTCATTGCCTTTTATTTCGCCGTCTGTGACGTAAATGTACTTGTATGCGACCTGCATGTTGTAGTCAATCAAGCTAATAACACGACCCATTCCCGGGTAAGCCGCTACACTAGTTTTCGATATATCAGCTTCACGAAGCTGATTACCTGAAAATTGGTTGTTTGCAAATGCACCAAACACAAGTTTCCAACCGGTGAGGCAATCACTGATTTTCATTGAAGGCTTAACGGATTGTGGATCGCCTTTGTACCCCAAGTAAGATGTTCCAGACCAAAGAATTTTACCGACATTGTTCAGCTGTTCGAGCAATTCCCCGTTCAAGTGTCCGCTTCGGGCCTTACCGGCTGTGTCCAAATTTGTGAGCGACAGCTCGCCAAGATTAAGGCGAGCTTCTGCCGTGACGTGACTGTAATCCGTTCCACCGGTATATAGTCTTGATAGCAGGCCGGATGCGCCGACCTCAGTGTGAAAACTTTGAAGCGGCGTGCCATTGGTTCCACTGCCATCAATGGAACCATCTACGGTGAGGTATCCGTCGCCCATCTTAGTGGTGCCAGTGCCTTTTGTGAGCATCGCCTGACCGATCGGGTCATCAATATCATCAAAACTACTTTCATCAACTGGCTTGCTAGTGAACGTGCTGTTAAACTGCGACCCATTGAAGATGACACCATTGAAAGTCAAGCCATTAAATGTGGCCGCGTTGATTGCGCTTGCCGAGATTTCCTGCTTGACCCACGTGGTACCGTTTGACTTATAGAGGGCGGTAGCAACGTTATTCGAATTGGTTACCCAGAATTGACTGTTAGCGGGCGCCACCGTGGTAGGTAGCACAGCGCCGCTCGCGTAGCTGGTGATGTCCTTGCCCGCTGGGCCTGCTGGGCCGGTAGCCCCAGTTGCGCCCGTATCACCCTTTGCACCGGGCGCGCCAGCCGCACCGTCTGCGCCTTTAATCAGCACCCAAGTGTAGTCTGACGCCGTGGTGCTATCAGCTTCCGTAAAGTCGCTGTACGTCCCGATATACGCCTTACCGTCAGGAGATTGCGACATTCCACCACCGTTCACATCGTCCGCATATGCTGTGTGGAAGTAGCTTGTTTTCCCGTCATCACCTTTTGGCCCAGCTAAACCAACACCGTCATCGCCCTTCACTTTCTGCCAGTGACCTGCATAGTCCGCAGCATCATCGCTAGGCACCGCGCTTTGGTCGCTCCAGACGATCGCCATGTAGCTCTTGCCGTCAGGATTAGCCGAGATGCCGGAGCCTTCGTCATCGTCTGCGTAGCGCGTCCAGGGGTACCACTGACGCGATGCCGCCAGCGTCTTCATCTGGTCGGCCAGCTCCTTCAGGGCCGGGTCAATCTGGCTCGCCTCAATCAGGTAGTCGCCCAGCGTGGCTTCGTGCGTGTCGTTTGCATAGCTATCTTTCAGCTCCAGCAACCGCGCCGATAGGTTCAGCCCTTGAGCTTCATCTACCAGGTGCACTGTATCGCCCACAGACACGCTGTCTGGCAGGTCTGCAATGTCTACGGTGTAGTTTATCGCCGCGTGGTTGTACTGCTTCAAATCGGCCAGCACAGACTGCAGGAGCGTAGCTTGCGTGGTCGCCTCGTATGACTTCACCCGCTGAATGTGGTGAGCGTTCGGGTTGGGGTTGTCATTGGATAGCGTGCGGCTCCAGAGCTGCACCGCCACAGTGTCTCGCAGAACACCATCACCGCCCAGCACATATCGACCGTCCGGGTCAGTCCA